TAACGCAACTACTGCGAGCCATGCTGTCGCTATTGGTTATCAGGCAATTGGCTTAGGTGTTATGACTGGCACTGATAACGTCGCTATTGGGCGGCAAACGGGCTACGATTTAACCAGCGGCGCTCACAACATTTTTATGCAATATCAAGCAGGCACTAACGTAACCACAGGCTCATACAACGTAATGCATGGCTTTCAAGCAGGCTTGAACGCCACCACTGCCAATGATACTATCGCTATTGGTAAACAGGCTATTGGCACAGGTGTTCTTACTGGTGCTGATAATATCGCTATTGGTCGTGCTGCGGGCACCGATTTAACCAGTGGCGGCAACAATATATTTCAGGGAGTAGCAGCAGGCTATAACGCAACTACGGGCGGATTGAATGTTGCTATAGGCTATTACGCAATTGGCACAGGTGTTCTTACAGGCGATTCTAATACTGTGGTGGGCTATGAAGCTGGCATGGATTTAACCAGTGGTCATAATAATTCCTTTTTCGGTATGCGAGCAGGCTATAACGCAACAACTACTACTTACTCAATTGCTATTGGCAGACTGGCGTTTGGCTTAGGTGTTCTTACTGGTGCTTACAACACTGGTATTGGCTATCAAGCTGGCTATGATTTGACCAGCGGTGCATCGAACGTATTTGTTGGCTATCTAGCGGGTGCTAATGCAACTACCGCAGATAACACAGTCGCTATTGGTAAACAGGCTATTGGCTCAGGTATTCTTACAGGGACCAACAACACCGCTATTGGCCATCTGGCTGGTTATGATTTAACCAGTGGCACATACAATTTCTTTGGTGGTTATAATTCAGGCGGCAACGCAACAACTGCTAATTACGGTGTTGTTATTGGGCATTCAGCAGTTGGTTTAGGTATTATGACTGGTACTGATAATACTGCTATTGGCCGTCAAGCTGGTAACGATTTGACCAGCGGCACCTACAATAACTTTATAGGCTTTAGAGGCGGTTATAACGCCACAACTGCCAGTAACACTGTCGCTATTGGCAAAAACGCAATTGCCTTAGGTGTTCTTACTGGCGATGATAATATCGCTATTGGCCAATTAGCTGGCTACGATTTAACCAGCGGCGCATCGAACGTCCTTATGGGCTATCAAGCAGGCACTAACGTAACTACGGGGGCCGACAATACAATTCTCGGCCCGTCTGCTGGCGATGCTCTAACAACCGGCAGCAATAACATTATTATCGGACACGATGCAGCAGCGTCCGCAGTCGGCGTATCCAATGAGATTACTTTGGGCGACACAAACGTTACTAAGTTTAGAGTACCGGGTCTTAACTTCATCATTAAAGACAGCACTGCTACCGACAACTACGTTCTTACAGTAGATTCTAATGGTGAAGCTGGCTGGGAGGCTGCTGGCGGTGGCGGTGCTGATCTTTATGCTGCTAACGAAAGTTCACCTGCTGCTCAACCAAGTGCTACGGGTGCAAATGCTATAGCTATTGGCGACCAGGCCGTGGCAAGTGCCGAAGATTCCCTAGCAATAGGGACAGACACTGATGCTACAGCTTATGTGGCGACGGCGATTGGTAAAGGGGCGCAAGCAACTGCGTCGTATAGTTTAGCTATGGGTTTAAATGCTAATGCCACTGCCGAAAGAGCTATAGCGATTGGTAATAATGGCGTAGTTGCGGGGTCTACTTATAGTACAGCAATAGGTCATAATTCAGGCTTTGGTGGTTCTACTACAGCTACCGGTTCCGGCGCAACTGCTCTTGGTGGTTCTTATGCCTCCGGCACTAACTCCTTTGCAGCAGCTATCAGCAACAACACATCAAGCTATGGTGCGACTGGTGCAAACTCGCTGTCGATGGGGCAGTACACTAAAGCAACAGTAAGTGGAGCGGCTGCTTTTGGTGGGGCATTTGCGGCGGCGACTGGCTCTCAATCGCTTGCACTCGGTCGTAATGTTTTGGCCCAGCAGCAGGGCTCAGTTGCACTGGGTCAGCAGTCTGTGTCAGCCGTAGCAGGGAAGTTTGCTTACTCTAGCACTAAGATTGCCGCCACTGGAGACAGTCAAACCGGCATGTGTGTTCTCCGTCAGGCAACCACTGATGGATCAGCCAAAGTTATGTTGACCGATAACCATGCCTTGTCTGCTGGCGCAACCAACCAAGTCATCCTCCCCAACAACTCTGCCTACGCTTTCCACGGCACCATCGTAGCCCGCCAGCAAGCCTCTCAAGGGACTGCATGTGCAGCATGGAAGATCGAAGGGCTAATCCGCAGGGAAGCAAACGCCGGCACGACTGTGCTGGTCGATAGCACCACAACTGTGATCGACAACACCCCATCGTGGGGCATGGCTCTCACCGCAGACACGACCAATGGTGGTCTCAAAATCACTGTCACAGGTGCCTCTTCGACGAACATCCGCTGGGTAGCAACTGTAAATACATCAGAAGTAACTTACTAAAACCATAAAGGAAAAATATTATGGCAATTAAAATTGATCTGACTACAAGCCAGTACGGTACACCATTCAGTGGTGCATATTTTCGCATTGTCATGGCAGCTATCTCACGGGAGCGTTCGGGCGAATCAAAGTTCAGCGTCACGATTGACGTTGCGGGGTATGCTACTGCCACACCAAATGACGACACTCGTGATGTTGAGTTTCGTAGGTATCACATTGATATGACTGCTGTTGAAGCCATGTCAGGCGCAGCATTCATGGACAAATGCTACGCTTGGGTTATGTCGCAAGAAGATATGGCTGGGAGCAAAGCAGTATAATGAGATGTGTAAAGTTAACTAGACAAATGTTTGTATAAATAAAAAGAAAACTCACAGGAGCCTTACATGGCACAACCAACTACAAAAGCAGAATTTAAAGAGTGGTGCCTCAGAAAACTAGGTAAGCCAGTGATTGAGATTAACGTTGATGATGACCAAGTTGATGACCGTGTTGAAGAAGCATTCTCATATTACTGGGACTATCATTTTGATGGTACAGAGAAAACATTTCTAAAACACGTTCTCACGTCTACTGATATCACAAACAAATATATCACTATCGCAGAGAACATCATTGGTGTGGTAAATATTTTTGATATTGGTGACTCTCTTTCTGTTAATAACATATTCAACATTCGCTATCAATTTGCTCTGAATGATATGTATGATATGAGTTCATACAGACTTTCTGAGTATATGATGGCAATGCAGCATATTCAGTTTATTGAAGAGATGCTCGTTGGTAAGCAGCCTATTCGCTACAATCGTAACGTCAATCGTCTTCATATTGATATGGATTGGGAAAAAGTATCTGCTGGTGATTATGTTGTTGCAGAGTGTTATCAGATTGTTGACCCAGCAACGTATGCTGATGTTTACAAAGACCGCTGGCTTCAGAACTATGCTACAGCAAAGATTAAGTATCAATGGGGTTCAAACCTCACAAAGTTTAATGGAATGCAACTACCCGGTGGTGTAACATTCAATGGTGAGCAAATTCTTTCTGATGCAAGAGAAGAGATTCAGCGACTTGAAGAAGATATGATTAGTTCATATTCCTTACCCGTACATGACCTGACTGGATAAGATTTATGGCAACTTCAGTATATTTCAATAACTTTGAAGCATCTATGGAGCAATATCTCATAGAAGATTTGGTTATTGAGTCAATCAAAATACACGGGCACGACATTTATTACATCACAAGAACCGCTGGTGCAGTAGATGACGTTCTGAATGAAGATGACCTCTCTGAATACAAGAGAGCAGACTTCATTGATATGTACATCAAGAACTTTGATGGCTTTGAAGGTGAGGGGGACTTCCTATCAAAGTTTGGTTTAGAAATTCGTGATGAGATGACACTGACGATTGCCAGAAGAACATTTGAATTGGACGTGTCAACCTATACAGGAAACGATAGACCGCTAGAAGGTGATTTGATTTACTTCCCACTCAACAAGAAGATGTTTGAGATTAAGTTTGTTGAGCATGAACCAGTGTTCTATCAGATGGGCGCTCTACAGATGTACGATTTGAGATGTGAAATGTTTGAATATTCACAAGAGACTTTCAGCACAGGTGTAGCAGAGATTGATACATTGTTTGCTGGTTTTGAAACAACTTCTAATACATCGATTGAGTATCTTGAAACACAAGACTCATTTGCTGATAACAGCACCTTTGAAACAGCAGCGGATGGTATCATTGACTTCTCTGAAGCTGATCCTTTCTCTGAAGGAGGTAGGTTCTAATGTTTGGTCACAGTTTTTATCATGGTTCTCTTCGCAGATATGTCACGGTATTTGGTACGTTATTCAACGAGATTCTAATCTCTCGTGAAAATAATAGTAGTGTAACTAAAAAGCAGTTTCGTGTGCCTATCGCTTATGGTCCAATGCAAAAGTTTCTTGCAAGGATTGAAGGCGACTCAAGTCTGAATAGTCCTGCATCAATCTCATTGCCTCGTATGTCGTTTGAAATGACAAATGTATCATACGATCCAGACCGTAGATTGACTGGTAGAGTTCGTAACACGAAAACATCATCAGCTAATAATAACATTTTAACGACTCAGTTTGCACCAGCACCATACAATATGGACTTCACCTTGTCTATCATGGCAAAGTATTCTGAAGATGGTACTAAGATTTTAGAGCAGATATTGCCGTTCTTCAAACCAGAATGGACTGCTTCTGTCAAACTTGTCGATGCTTTAGACGAATATTTTGACATACCCACAATTATGAATTCTGTCAATAGTGAAGAGGTGTATGAAGGAGACTTCAGCACAAGAAGAGTTGTAATTTGGACACTAACATTCACAATGAAGGGTTACTTCTTTGGTCCAGTCACCACTAAGAAAATCATCAAGTTTGCTAATGTCAACTTCTATAGCCAGTTTGCAAATGGTGATTATTCTAACAGTTCAATGGAAAGCGTCAAGGTATTTCCTGGTCTGCTTGCAAACGGCGACCCAGCAGGATTTGTTTCTAGTCAAACAGTTCGTGCTACAGCAAACGCTCAGATATCTGGTGATAGTGTATCATCGTTTGAAATTCTCAACAATGGTATTGGTTACAATAGCGCTACTGTTACAATCTCTGCTCCTAATTCGGGTAGTAACACTGCAACAGCAAGCGCTAATGTTATCAACGATGGTATTCGTGAGATTATTCTTACAAGTGGTGGCTCTGGATATTCAACGACACCAACAGTTACAATCTCAGTACCAGATAACGAATCAGTTGACCATTCGCTAATCAACAAAGATGATGATTTTGCATATATTGTTATTGTAGAGGATAGTTAGATGGATGATGAGACTATCACTGATGCTTTAGGTTTAGAACCAGTAAAGCACGAAAGCGTTTCGATCATCGTACCTGAAAAGACAGATAATGATATTGAGAACGACTTCAAATATACGAGAGAAAATCTATATACTGTCATTGAGCAAGGCAACCATGCACTTGAGCAAATGATGGATGTTGCTCGTGCTTCAGAGCATCCAAGAGCGTATGAAGTTGTATCTACTCTAATGAACACTCTTGTCAACGCTAACAAAGACCTTCTAGACCTTTCTAAAAAGAAGCAGGAACTCGCTCCTAAAGAAGACTTTGGTGGACCACAGACAGTGAATAATAATCTGTTTGTTGGTTCAACAGCCGACTTACAGAAAGCGTTGAAAGAACTGTAATGAGTATCGAAAGACTTGGTTATAATGGAAATGCAAATCTAAAAAGAAAAGACATTCAGATTGAAT